CGCTGGCGTGACCTGGAACGGTCAGCTCCACTCGGCTGCATGACCATCGGCACCCAGTACAATGACCAACCGCTCAAGACCGACAACCCGCGGAAGGCGCCGATCCACCCCGAGCTCGGGCGCATCCTCACCGAGTGGTGGTTGACCGGTTTCGAGATCGTCTACCTCCGGAAGCCCAAGCCCGACGACTTCATCGTGCCGGCGTTCCCCAGGCTGACCAACCCACTGAGCCGTTCCGGCGCCTACAAGGCCATCGTTGCGGACTGCACACGCGCCGGCGTGACCTGTCGCGGCATGCACGCCACCCGCCACACCTTCATCAGCGCCATCCAGCGCGGCGGGGCCGACCAGAAGGTGGTCGAGCGCATCACCCATAACGCCTCGGGAAAGATGATCGACCACTACACCCACCGCGAATGGGATGAGTTTTGCGCGGCGATGCTCCGTCTGCCGACCTACTCGGTTCTTGTCGCACCGCTTGACTCAGAAAATACGGAGGCAGAAAAGATGCTGGAAAGTGGCTCCGACTCAAGGACTCGAACCAGGGAGAACCGCGGAGAACCGGCGGAATCTAGCGCCTCAGCGCGCAAGCGCGGCGCGAACAAGGCTCACGAAACCAGCGCCACCGATGCGCTGGAGGCGACTTTGGACGCGAGTGAAGAATCCGAGGAGCGCGACTTCCTGCTCGCCATTGGCGAGGAGTCGGACCGAGGCCGCCCAGCCGAGCTAGCGCGAGAGCTCCGCAAAACCACCGCGCCCTACGTCGCTCGCAAGCGGTCAACGGGAGGCGCGTCGTGACCCTCCGCAAAGGCTGGCTCATCCGCGCGCTGCGCGAAGCCAAGCGAGACGCGGCCAAGTGGCCTGACCTGACCGCCCGCGTCAAGGCTGGCACGGGAGAGTTCTCTCTGCGTCGCCGTCGCCACCCCACCAGGTTCGTGGCTGGGGTGGGAGGTGGAGCGTGACTCCGGGCGAACGCCAAACGGTTGCGCGGGTCCGACACCACGAGTTCGGCGAAGGGACGCTCGTCCATCGGAACGGCCCGGCGTCGTTCACGGCCGACTCGGGCGAAGTTGTCGCCTTCGAAAAGGTCGCCTTCGGCGGGTCGCGTTCCGGTCCTCCGCCGTACTCCTACACCTTCGGTTTTCTGGCTGATGGTTCCAAAGTCGAGCTTGAGCAGACTGGTCGAGACCACGGTAAGCGCCACGACCGGATCATCGCGGTGGACGGCCGTGCTGGTTGGCTCGTCGATTGGTTCGACGAGTTCGACAACTGGTGTTTCATCTTCGAGCCTGACCACGGCGCGCCTGAGAAGTTCGCGGCGGGCAGCATGTGGGTCGGCGGTCCCAAAGACCGCGGTGGTGGCAAGAAGTGGCCACCGCCGCACGACCGCGAAAAGCTCCGCACCGTCCAGGGTCGGCGCGGGCTGTTCACGTTCAGCTACGAGGCCAACCCGTGGGTTCCGAAGGGGCCGAGCCAGCTCGAGCTAAAGCTCGGAGAGGCGGTGTCCAAATGACCCGCCCCACCGAGGCCGTCGCGAGCCTGCTAGCGAGGCCACCCGGGCCGGTCACTCGTGATGGCGTCACCCTGCTTCCGTGTCTCCGCGCTGATCACGTGCGCCACACGTTTATGTGGGACGGCTGTCCCTGTCGACGCGCCGAGCTCCCGATCGAAGCTCGGGCGAAGTCCAGCGGCGCGCTCGGCACGCCGGACCGCAACCACACCTGTCCCGACTGCAAAGGGCTCGGGGAGGTTTCGATCTACCCGTGTCGGCGGTGTCTGGGGTCGGGTGAGCTTCGGGCGGATGGGTCTCCGCCCATGACGCCCCGCGGGAGAGAGGCCAGCCGATGACCTACCACGCCGGAATCGCCCCTGGCCTCGGCCTCCCGCCGCGCGAGCCCCACGTCACCTGCAACGGCTGTGATGCGCGGGTGTCGTGTCTTCGCTCGAGCGGGATGCCATACGCCTGGGCTCAGGACGGGAAAGCCCCGCCCGGGTGGAAGCTTGTGCGTGTCGAGGAGCCGTTTAGTCGCAAGGACTACTGCCACGAGTGCAAGGACAAGCCACAGTTTCTCACCGACCGCGCCATTCGTCGCCGGGTGAGTGAGAAGCGGGACGCGGGAGAGATTGGGAGGAAAAAGTAGTGGCAAAGAAATCGCCGACATCGCACGTCACATCCGCCGACGTCAAAGCGGCCCTGCGGCTGCGTTACCCGAGCGACGCCTTCGGGTTCTTCGAAGAAGTCGGTAACGCCACCGGCGCGCGCACAGAGCGCCATGCTGACGCCGTGGCGGTCGGGCTTTGGCCTTCCCGAGGGCTTTTGATTGAGGGCATCGAGATCAAGGTCTCCCGCTCGGACTGGCTGAGCGAGCTGAAGAATCCCAAGAAGGCAGACGCCATCGCGCAGTTTTGCGATCGCTGGTGGCTGGCCGTTGGCGACGAGGCGATCGTTCAGCCGGGCGAGCTTCCCGCGTCCTGGGGCCTTCTAGTGCTCAAGGCTGGCAAGATGGTCTGCAAGACGGAAGCGCCAAAACTCGAGCCAGAAGGCACGCCCAAGGGGTTTCTCGCGGCGATACTTCGGCGCGCGGCCGAAGGTCTAGATCGGGCCAAGGCTGAGGCTCGCGCCGAAGGCGTACTGCAGGGCGAGCAGCGCGGACCGGCCGAGCATCAGCAGCAGATAACCCAGCTCCAAAATGCAAACGCCCACGAGAAGAGAGCGATCGCGACGTTCGAAGAACGGTCGGGGCTGAAGCTCAACACCTGGGACGCAGGCCACATCGGCGACGCTGTGAAGATGCTGATGAAGGTGCAGCGCTACGGCCACCAGAGCAACCCAGCGGAAGAGCTCGAGCTAACCGCCGCTCGTATCGAGCAGCAAGCGAAGTACGCCGCCGACCAGCTGCGCGGCGAGGCAAAGGCGATCAAGGCCGCGGTCAAGGCGCTAGGCGGAACCGAGGCTGCGGAATGAGCTGCGGCATCCCCACTCCCCTCTTCCTCTCCCACCACTCCCTAGCCCTCTCAAGAGCTGGGGAGGTGATGAGGAGGTCGGCTGTTTTGCTGGCGGAGTTCCGGGCTCTCGCTGCTTCCTTGCGGCCTTTTTATTTACCCTCGCAACTGAACGCACGCACATCTGGCGACATTGTTGCCGCGGTTCGGAGGGTGTCTTGAGCCCGTCCGCTCGATCAATCAGCGACCGTCGGCAGACGGCAACCGCGACGGCGCCGAACGACACCCGGGCCGTCGCTGCGGTACCGGCGCGAAGTTCCTCCATCAGCGACACCGAACCGTCCAGCGCGGCCGCGGGCGACGTCGGGAGCTGCTCCGAGCGACTTTGCCTGTGGTGTCGCTCCCCCCTCGAGGTGACGCAGCTGCGCTGGTGCTCGAAAAAGTGCCGGCAGACGGCATTCCGTTCCAGACAACTGGCCGTCGTCGAGGACCTCGGCGACACCCCGATGCGGCTCCGGTACGCCGACCCGCCCTACCCTGGGATGTCGCGCAAGTACTACGGCGACCAGCCCAGCTACGCTGGGGAAGTCGACCACGCCGAACTGCTGTCGCGCATGGAAGGCTTCGACGGTTGGGCGCTTTCGACGTCGGCCAAGACGCTCCAATACGTGCTGTCACTGTGCCCGCCGGACGTGCGGATCGCTGCCTGGGGCAAGCCGCACGGGGTCAGCTCGAAGACTCGGGGCGCGCACAACGCTTGGGAGCCGATCATCTACAAGCCGGCGCGGCTTCGCCAGCCTGGCTTCCCGGACTTCCTGACAGCCCTCCCGGCGCGCGGTGGGGGCACCCTTCCTGGCCGTAAGCCGCTGGCGTTCTGCGCGTTCCTGTTTCGGCTGCTCGGGGCGTCGCCCGTCGACGAGCTCGACGATGTGTTTCCAGGAACGGGGATCGTGGGACGCGCCTTCGCGGAATTTAAGCGCGTGTCGCCCTCTACGCGTGGGGACGCGGCGTCGCTGAAGGCCTCGAAAGTGGCGCTGGGTCCAGGTCGCGACGCTCGTCGTTCGGCGCCGGCGGCGTCGCCCGGTGATGAGGGCGTCGCTCACGCCGGCGCTAGCGACGTCGCTCCCTGCTCGAGCGGACGTCGCTCAAGTACTCGTGAGTCGTCGAGAGCAGCTCAGGACGGAGGCCCCAATGCAGCCGAGTAACCCCGAGCCGCAACGAGAGCCAGCCATGCCCCTCGCCATCGACCTCACCACCTTCGAGCTCCGCCAGCGGCAGAACGAGTGGTCCCGTCACGGCCGCGAAGACTTGGCGGAGGCGTTTCGGAGGATTGAGGTTGTGGTGGGAGGGATGAAGTGATGCCGACGAGACGGAAAAGCCGCGCGAGCGAAACGACCCTTTCGAAGGCGATCCAGGAATCGCTCACGCTCAAAGGGATCAAAGTGATCCGGATCCAGGCTGGCATTCTGCCTGTGCTCAAGGGCGGCAAGACAGCGTACGTGCACTGCGCTCCAAATGGCACGCCCGACTTGCTCGCGATCACGCCCATGCTCTCGCGGTCGAGATTGCGGGCCGCGGAGTTGACGTTTCTCGAGGTGAAGACGCCAACCGGCGCGCTCACCAAAGAGCAGGCCGCGTGGCATCAGTGGGCGCGGGTGAACGGTGTGCGGGTGGCGGTGGTGCGGAGTGTGGGCGAGGCGGTTGAGGCGGTGTTTCGATTTGGAGAGGTGAAGGCGTGAACGAGCGAATACCCTACCCACTAAGAAACCCATGCTCTCAGTGCGGCGGCACGACAGGTCGCATCAAGGAGACGGGTGCGCAGGATTGCGTCTATTGCCTCGGATGCGATCGGTTCCAGTACAACGCCCCGCGTGCAGAGACTGGCAAACCGGTGCGATCCGTGCGCTCGACTCGCGACGTCGACATCTCGCCCGGGCTACGCGCCCAAATCCTATTCGAGCGCGCCGGTGGCTGCTGCGAGATCTGCCACAACATGGGCGCGGAGCTTCACGTTGGCCACCTACTGAGCGTCGCCGCCGGCCGCGCCGAGGGGCTGACCGATGCCGATCTGAACCATCCAGACAACCTCGCGGCGATGTGCAGCACGTGCAACCTCGGGCTCGGAGATCAACCCGTATCGGTGAGACTCGTGCTCGCTCTCACCATGGCGAGAATCAAGCGCAAGATGAAGGGGTCCCGTTGATCACGATCAAAGAAGAGTTCGTCGGGAGCGATAAGTGGGTCAGAGCGGTCGAGCTCGGCGGCGGGGAATCGATCTTGATGTGGCTCGCGCTGAAGCGGTACGCGGCGCAGCACCTGACAGGCGGATTCGTGCCCGAGGAAGAAATCAAGAAGCTACCCGGCGCCCCGAGGCGGCCAGCCAAAGCGCTCGAGGCGCTGCTGAAATGCGGACGTATCAACCCAAGCGGTGATAGGGGTGATGGGCTCGTGCACCGAACAGAGTTCGGGTGGCAACTGCACGACTACGACGACCATGCGAACAGTGTCGCTGAAGAGCAGCTCAGACGAGAGAAAGAGCGCGAGCGCAAACGAGTATGGCGCGAGCAGAAGGCCAAGGAGCTCGAGGCGCTCAGATCCGGACGGGACAAGACGGGACAAGTTGACGGGACTGTCCCGTGGGACAAGACGGGACAAGACGGGACAAGCGAGACGGGACAGTCCGGGGACAGTCCCAGCGGGACTCGCCCGCGGGCGGGCACACGCGCGCGCGAGGGCGCGCACGCGCCTATCCCCAACCCAACCCAACCCAACCCAACCTCCGGGAGAAAAGATCTCCCGCCCCCGCCGACCAAGGCCAGAAGCGGCGCCGGCGAGCGGTGCCTGGATTCGCTCACCGTTGGCTCACCAGCAAGAAGACCCGACGTTCAGGCGGTGTACGCAGCCTGGAAGGCTGCTTTCAGACACCCGCCTGAACTCGAACTGCGCGACGATTGGGCTGGCGGCGAGGCCCTAAAGCTGTCCACGGCGCTCGACCATCACGGGCTAGATCACTGCCTTCTGGTCGCGAAGTATGCGCCGGACGATGACATGGTTTCGGGCCGGGCCGACGACAACAAGATCCCACACGCGAGCGTCGGGTACATCTTCGGCAACGAGGCGGCATTCACGCGGATCCTGGCAAGCGCATTGAAGCGCGAATCCGCGCTGAACCGCGAATCGCCGACTGCGATGATCGATCGGATGAAGAAGATGCCGGCAGGTGCCGCATGAAGCCCGTAGTCACGTTCTGGCCAAACCTCGTCGACACGCAGGGCTCCGAGTGGGAGGCGCCCGACTGGGAAACCGTCCTGAGGCGGCTCTCGCAGCGTCGAGAATTCATAGGCGACCGCGAGCACCCAGGTTGGTCCCCGGGACGATTCAGCCCTTGTGAGCGCGCCGCGGAGCATGTCCAGCAGCTCTACGCGCTGTGCCTGGACTTCGACGGCGGGTGCAGCATCGAGTGGGCGCTCGAGAAGTTTGCGGCCTACCAAGGGCTCGTCCAGACGACCCGCAAACACACTCCGGAGTTGCACCGGTTCCGAGTTGTGCTGCCCCTTTCGCGCGCAGTGAGCGCGTTCGAGCACCAGGCGCTCTGGCAGCGCGTCGCTCTTTGGTGCGGAAACGTCGACCCGTCGACAAAGGATCCGGGCCGATTTTGGTTTCTGCCCGGCACCAAACCCGGCGGCGAGTTTCGTGCGGAACTGCTCGCTGGGCCGGGCCCGATGAACGTCGACGCATGGCTCAAACGTGAGTTGCCGTCCGCGCAACCAAAGCGGATCGATCGGGCATCTGACCCGAGCAATGCCGAGCTGCGCGCGCTCAAGTACATCGCGAAGATGCCCGACGCCATCGCTGGGCAGCACGGGCACGACGCGACGTGGCAGGTGGCCTGCGCGCTCGCATGCGGATTTGACCTGAGCGAAGACACGACGTTTCGAATCCTCTGGAACGACTACAACGGCCGCTGTCAGCCGGCTTGGTCGGAGAAAGAGCTGCGCCACAAGGCGAAGCAGGCGCGCCAAAACTCGCGACTCGAACGCGGCTACCTCCTGCGCGAGGAGCGTGAGTGGGCTCCAGCCCAGCGCGTGGCGGCGCCGCCGGCAGCGGATCCGAGTGAGCCTTCAGCCGAGGCGGATCGGCCTGAACCAGAGAGTTCGCACGAGGAGACAGCGACCGGGCCGAAGGCGCCCAAGCCGATCCATGAACGCTACCCGCTGTTCACTGAACGGCAACTGATCAAGCAGGTCTTCGACCACGTGACCTCGGACAAGCCGAAGCGCGGGTTCACAACGGGCGTGAAAGAACTCGATGGCCTGCTGGGTGGGTTGCGCTCGGGAATGATCCTGTGCGTCGGGGCGCAGACGTCTTGGGGCAAGAGCACCATGGCGACGATGATCCTAGAAGAAAACCTGCCGCTCGGTGTGAAGTGCCTGGTTGTCGTCAACGAGGATCAGCCGTTGATGTACGGGCGCCGCATCGTGTGCCGCAGGGGTGAGCTGAATGCGCTGCGGGTCCGAGACGGCGAATTGGACGCGCGCGAAATCGGGCGAATCGCGCAGATTGGCACGGCTGCATCGCATAATTACGTGCTGCTGAATGCGATGGGGATGCCAGCGGAGCAGATTGCGGAAGCCATCCTGGCGTGTCGTGAAGAGATCGGAACGCAGCTCGTGCTCGTCGACTACCTGCAGAGGATGCGGACCAAGAGGCCGATGCAGGATCGGCGCAACGAGGTGAGTCGAGCTGCCGAGATCATCGGCGACGCGATCAAGAAGTCGACGCCGGGAACGAAGCTCGACGTGGCTGCAGCGGGCGTAGTGTTCTCGCAACTGAAGCGAATTCAAGACAAGCCACCGACGATCGAGGACATGAAAGAATCTGGCGACGTCGAGAATATGGCTGAGCACATCATGCTCGGTTGGCGTAAAATCAAGCCAGGCGCGAGCGGAGAGAACAACGTCTCACGCATGTACAACGTGCCAAAGAACAAGGACGGCCCTGTGGTTGTCGACTGGTGCGAGCTGCAGTTCAACCAGGTCACGGCAAGCTTCACGGGTAAGTCGTTGGATGAGCGACCCGAGTACGTAAAGCAGTTCGATGGCGATTTTGACGACGGAAGCGCGAGATACCCATGAGCGCCGCCCACGAACCACCCGACGACTGGAGGGAGAGGCAATGAAGACTATCCACACAGAAAAAGTCGGCGACCTGCGATTGGTACTGCGGAGCGACGGCGGGATCTACCTCGGCAGGCCGGACCAATACGGGATCATCGATCGCGACATGATTCGGATCGGAGGCTCTGCGGCGATCTGCGGAGCGCTCGCCGAGTCGCTGACGTCGATGGCGATCGTAGTGCGCGGTCACGCTCTCGGGCTTTCGTCGGCAGCCGCATCGAAGCGCGATTCGCGGCCGCCGCCCCCAACCCAAGCCGAGCTGACGGCGACGCTGGCGAGCAACTACGAGCCCGGACCAGACCCGGAGATCGAATGAAAATATTCACCATGCCGAGCGTGCTCGTACAGCTCACGCCGAAGTTCAGGGTGATAGTCGATGGAGCGGACCGCACAGGCGAGTATCGTGCGCGCGCGGCGGTAAGCCTGACTAGGATCGGCGTCTTCTTTGGGTGGGCTCAACGGCAGCTCGCATTCGGTCACCGCAACGGTCTAACCGGCACACCGATTCCTGATGAAGCGCCGGTGGAGTCGGAAGAATGAACGAGCCGATCACCTGGGGCAGCTACCTGGCGACAAGCGCGATCGCCGAGCTCGCTGGATTCGTGTTTCTGGTGGCCTTCATTGCGCTGGCAGCGTGGTCACGCTCGCGGTTTTGCCAGCAGTGCGGGCGCCGTCTCCAGTGGCGCTGGCGCAAGCCTTGGCAGTACGCGGCGCGCAGGTTTTGTCCATTTCACGATGATGGGAGTCCGTACCCGTGACCTACGCCATCGCCACAATCGCCGCTCTGCTCGTCCTCCTCGCATTCGCCATGCCCGCGGTCTGGATCGTGTCGCGCGCGTGCTACGCACTCGCGGCCGAGAATGTCGAGCTCAGGAGCGCCATCGAATACCGCGACGATATCATCGAGAGCCGGTTGTCCGAGGACGAGGAAGAACCGCTCGACGTGGACGTGGAATGTCAGTGCCCGCGGTGTTTGCGCGAGGCGTATTCGGTGAATTGATACGCAAAAAGCCCAGCTTGCGCTGAGCTCCTTGGATCGATTGCCGCCGATTCACAAGGAGTAGCACGCCAATGTCTGGACAAACAGCCCGAAATATTCGCGCACCGCGTCAACCCCAAACATGGTCCGACGTCGAGCCCGAGGTTGCGCACTATTGCTGGCACGAGCCAGGGACCGCGAGCTGCAACCTAGACTCGAACGGAGGTGGTGGGTTCGAATCGAAGATGCACAGCTACTCGCCCGGCGCGGACGCGACCACGATGGGCACGGTACTCGATCGTTTTCGCGTTGCCGACCAGCTCATGCCGATGCAGACCGTGCGCTACGAGCTGCATGTGGTTGAGACGCCCACCATCTGGGGTCCGTCCAAGATCGATGCGCAGGTACCGAAAGGCAAGGACCGACCCAGCGCGAGCCAGGTGCTGCGCGCGGCGTACGGCACTCAGGCGTGCAAGTACGACGACTCGGCGCCCGGCGGTGAGCACCTACTTAAGGCGGCCAAGGCGGCCTACCTGAAGGCGGCGCAGATGACCCCAGCCCGCGCGCGCCCGCGCCGACTGAACAGCCTCATGGCCCGCTTCGACCGGGAGTTCGGAAAGTGAGCGCCATCCGGCACGTGACCCCGACTCGGATCCGCCTGGCGGCTGCGGCGAAAATGCTCGGGTGCTCCCGCGCTTCGGCGTATCGGAGACTGAGACAGTTCGCAGTTTTTTCCGATGGTCCCCGTAGTCCCCTCGAAGTGGACTCCGCGCGGGTGTTCAAACTAATCGCGAACGACCGCCTCGGAGAACTGCCAATTGTGCCAGAATTGCAGAGTATCAACGACGCAATCGAGGCACAAAATCAGGTACTAGAGCGCCTCACTCGTGGCGTGTTTGCACTCGCCCAAAAGGCAGGTGTGCGTGTGTAGCCAAATTGTCTCACGGCGTCTCAGGTCCGCCAGGCACCTATTTATGGGTCGCGCGCACACGCTCCTAGCAGTCGAGCATCCGCTCGGCGGTGAGTGGACGTGTGGCGAATGTGAGATCGCTCCGGCGACCACGAACGCCTGCCCCGACTGCTACACGGTGCTGTGCGAGGCCTGCGCTGCTCGCGGCCAGCACACGGTGCCAGCGGGGTACCGTGTGGGAAAGACCTGCTCCCCGAGCCCGCAAGAGCTCACCGACGAGACGACGCCGACGGGCGAGCCTGTCGCGGCGTAACCGGACGCTCTCCGTACCGCCTCTGCATCGCGCGTCCGAGCCGCTGGGCAAGTCCCCAGTAGCCGGTCACGGGGGTCACTGGCGCCTCCGACGAATCGCACGTAGCAGCCAGGCTGAGCCGTTTCCGGCAGTCGGGCTGCCGACGTGCTGAGTGTGGAGCGGTAGGCGGGCGCGGCAAACGGGATCCCTCATGCGGGTTCGCTAAGCAAGCGATGGGCCAGTGAGCGCAGAATCGATCGACAGTGCAGTTATCCAGTTCGACTACGGGCCTAATCCAGCTCGACGAGCGGCGGCAGTGCCGCAACCCGGTGCGGTTCAACGAGAGCTCTGGCAGCTGGGAGCCCGACGACTCAGAAGCCGCGCGGTTGATTCTCGCGGTGATGATGGGTCCACCCAAGCCAGCGGCGCCTAGGCCACTGTCCCGACTCCAGCGTGAGGTAGCGCAGGAATTCAGGGACGTGCAGCGGTGGGCGCGGCGGTAGCACCAAAACCAGACCACAGCGCGAAAGCGCTCCCTCGCCTCGACCGGGCGTAATCGGCCGTAACGGGAGCAAGTAGCAATGACACGAGGTGTCGTAACGCCAGAAGCGGCGGTAGCAGAGTTCCGAGCGCACTACCTGTATTCGGGGAACGCGGCGGAGTCTGCGCGAGAGACTGGGCTCAATGAGCGGACCGGGCGAGACATCGCTCGGGAGTTGTCACAGGACCCAGATTTCACCGAGGCTCGCCGCCAAATGCGCGCGACCGCGCTCGAGGAGTTGGTTGCGATGCGGATGCGCGTTGCGCAAACTGCGCTCGACCGATTCAGTGGAGCGCTCGAGGCGCCTGCAGCCCTGAGCGAGGACGCGAGTGTCGTGATCATCGACAAGCGCGCCGACTACGGAAAGCTCGTGCTCGACGCCGAGAAGAACGCGCACAATCTCGCAAAGGCCGAGGCTCCTGACGCGGGCAAGCCGACCGAGGTTCACGTCACGATCACGACCACGCGCGAAGATCTGACGGGCGTCGAGAACGGCGATTGAACGCCCGGCTTGATGTCCAGCTCGCGCTGAACACGCCGCAGTTTCGGGCGAACAAGATATTCACCGGCGCATGCCGCCGCACGCTGGTTCTCGCGTGGGGTCGCGGTGTTGGGAAATCGTGGTTCGTTCGCCAGCTCTGGTGGGGGCTAGTCGCGAAGTGGGACAACAAGCTCCGTGAGGCGTTGGATCCGTTCAAGGGCGTGCGCATCGTCGTGCTGATGCCAACCTTGAAGCAATTCAAGGACGTTCATCTCGCTGGCATCCTGAACGAGCTTGAGCCCGGCGGACGCTGGGACTTTCTCGGCGCCAAGATCGACAAGCAGACCGGAGCCGTCACCTTCCCTGGCGGCAGCTGGGTCAAGCCGGTCCCGGCCTCCGAGTACAACTCGCGAACAGCGCGCGGTTTACGCTGCGATCTGCTGTGCGCTGACGAAGCGGACGACATCGATCGCAACGTCTATGATTCGGTTGCCGTTCCTTGGCTGAGCGCCACTTGGTCGCTTGGTCTCGAGGTGATCGGCGGAACGCCGCGCCGTGGTCGTCATGGCCTGCTTTATCGGCAGTACCGGGACGGGCGATACGGCAAGCGGCTCCGGCTCGGCGAGGAAGTGAGCGGTCTACAGCCGTTCCAGATCGCCGAGTTCAAAAAGATTTTTTCTCTCTACGCCACGTTCCGGGACGTTCCGGAGATTGTGGCAGCAGAGGCGGTCGCAAAGGCGAAAGCCACCACGACGCCGAGCGTTTTCGCTCGCGAGTGGGAATGCGATTTCGACGCTGGCGAGGGCTTGGTTTACGGTGGAGCGTTCGATGAGCGCTTTCACGTCAAGAAACCTCCCGCAAACGCGAAGTGGTCTGAGATCCTGATCGGTTGCGATCATGGCTACGAAGACCCCGGCGTTTTCCTTCTGATCGGAGTACTGGGCAGCGGCCGCGATGCCGTTTGCTACGTGCTCGACGAGGTTTACGCTCAGCACAAAACCGAGGACTGGTGGAAGCTGCAGCTAAAGAAGTGGCTCAGCTGGTACCCGGTTGCGAAGTTCTACGGCGACCCGTCGATGCCTGCTCGGATCGAGGCGTATCGACGTGACTGCCACGCTCGCGTCCAAGAGGTCGACAATTCGATCGAAGACGGAGTTGCGGGCGTCGCTGACCGGTTCATCGTCCGCGAGGTTTGGTCCGAGCCTGACCCTGTGAACGGGGTTGAGGCCGAACTGATCAGCCGCACAGCGCGGCTATACGTCAGCCCAAGCTGTACCAATCTTGTGCGTGAGCTTGGTCTGTACAAGCGCCGAGCTGATCCCAAAGACCCTGACCGCTACACGGATGAGATCGTCGACCGCGACAACCACGGGCCCGACGCTCTCCGCTACGCAATTTTCAACCGCTTCGGCGGACCCGATCGCCGCCGCGGTGGCACTCCCGCTGAAGCCCTGGGCTAGTAAAGCAGCGTCCCGCTGCGCAGCGCGCGCCCCTCTGGTGGCGGAGCGCATCCAGGGTCGGCACTGTAAATGCCGCTTCGCGATACCTCGAAACGTCCAGCGCAGATAGCGCGGCGGTTCGAGAGGAAAGACCAGCTGCCGAATCCATTCGTCGGTTTGCTCTCATGAAGCGGTGAGAGCTCAGCGCCTAGAATTCGCCACGCAAGAGCGACTACGGGCACGGCAATCAGCAATTCTCCGGTGCTGCTACTAACCGCCGCCGTAGAGATTGGATACCAGTCACGCTTATTGTCTGAGCCAAGCAAACAAGCGATCCCGCGGAAGCCGCGAAGGTCGCGAAAGCTCAAGCGTAAAGCAGTTATCTGGTTTGCGCGGCTGTGAGCGACTGATCCTAGCAGCATAGCGGGAAGCATAAGCGAAGCCGCCGATGGCTGCCACCACCTACGATTCACCCGTCAAGCCCGAGTACCTTTGCCTGTTGCCGCGTTACAAGGCGCTGCAGCAGCTGCGAAAGTACCTGAAGGGCGAACAGTACGACGGGCGCCCCGACTTCTTCACCGGCCTGAAGGACGGGCAAGAGGTGCCGCTCCGAGAGCGGAAGCCGTGCGTCATCTACCCGATGCCGCGTGGATGCGTCGAGCAGGTCGTCAAGTTCACGTTTGGTGAGCAGCGCTTTCCTACGATCGGCGTTTCGAAGGTCGATGAAGACGATGCGGTCGCCGGCATCACCGTCAGCGAGACCGATGCCGAGTTCCTCGAAGGCTTCATCGACGCGCTGATCGAGAACTCGCGGCTACGCCCAGGCATGCGCCGCACCATGCGGCAAGGGCTCGCGATTGGTGCAACGCTCGCGATCATCAAGCTCAAGGCGGGCCGATTCTGCATCGAGCTCGCCAACGCTGAAGACGTCTACCCGACGTTCAAAGGCGGCGACCCGAGTGCAGAGCTCGAAAGCATCACCTGGTGCTACACGTTCGACAAGACCGTCACTGGCGCCGATGGCAAGCCGGAGACGAAGAAGTACTGGTATCGCCAGGATATCGACACTCAAGCGTTCATCGAGTACCGCCAGGTCGAGTCGCGAGTCAACGAGGCTCCGATCTGGGTGGTCGAGAACACCACGCCGCACAACCTCGGGTTCGTGCCGGCACGCTGGATCCGCAACGCGAGCAGTGAAGGCGAAACGAGCATCGACGGGTTTTCGCTCTACGGCGAATTCCTGGACGAGTTCGACGCGCTGAATTTCGCGCTCTCGCAGCGCCACCGCGGCATCAATATTCTCGGTGTTCCGCAGCCGTACGAGACCGGCGTCGAAGAAGACGACGGGCCCGGCGCAACGGGCCGCATAGCGACTGGGTATTCGCCGAGCGGTGACAAGCCTGAGCACGGCGAGGTCGCATCGAAGCCAGCCCGCAAGAGCGGCGCGGGCCAGATGTGGAGCTACCGCAACGACAAGGCACAAGTTGGCCTCATTGAGACCACCGGCAAGGCCTTCGAAGCGGCTACGTCCCACGTCAACGACGTCCGATCGCGCTTGCTCGAGTCGATGGGCGTGGTGCTCGTCAGCGTCTCCGAAATCATGGGGCGCACGGGGGCCGGCCAGATGTCGGCCAAGTTCCTGGAGCTCGCCTATGAGCCGCTGCTCGCTCTCGTCGATGAGATGCGATGCACGTGGTGGGATGGCGCGCTCAAGCCACTGATTGAGCTGATGCTCCAATGGGTCATGAAGATTGACGGCAAGGGCCTGCTCTTGCCTGGCGCTGAGAAAGCCGCGCCGATCCTCGCCAAGTTCTACGTCGACACGAACGACGGACAGATCTGGTACGCGCCGAAGATGGTGCCGAATTGGGGCGAGTACTTCAGCGCTGGCGCTGAGGAAATCACTCAAGCCGTCGCCGCCGCTACCGCTGCCAAGGACGCTCATCTCGTGCCCGAGAAGGACGCGATCAAGGCGATCCTGCCCTACTACGGCCGCGAAGACACGAACGAGGCGATCGAGGAGATCGAAGAGGACCGCGACGCCGCTGAAGAGCGCGCGCTGACGGCAGCGACGAACGAAGCGACCGCGTACCACGCCGCGGCTGAGGGTGCTGGTGTCACGAAGCCGAAAGCAGATCGAGGAGCAGGCGGAGGAAAACCGCCAAGCGCTTCGAAGAGCTGAGCGCGCCGCGCTCGGTCTGCTGGCGTTCCCCGCACTGGTATCTGCATTCCGCTCTCGCTCGGTTGAGCAGCATCTCAGCCGGCGGATCATGACGCTTCGCGGTGGCTCTCGGGCCATCGGGGCAAGTTCGGCGATCGCGGAATTAAGCGAGGTCCGTGTTGCGGTTGAGCCGCTCGCGCCGACCGCAGCCGTTACTCGCGACTGGCTGCGCGCCAAGACGATTTCGACCCGTTTTAGCGAGCGACTCACCAAAGCACGGGAGTCACTCAGTGATTCGGCGGCGCTCACCAAGCTCAAGCCGGACCTAGAACGCATCGCCGTCACCGAGTCGGCCGAGGCTTTCAACGGTGGCAAGGCGGAGGTCGCGGACGCGCTTCCGCAAGCGACCACCTCGCTGCTCAAGGTTTGGGATTCGACGCTCGACAAGCTCACTTGCCCGGTCTGCTTTGCGGCTGACGGGACGATCGTCGGCATCAAAGAGAAGTTCCCGTACGGGACGCCCGGCGCTGTCCATCCGTGGTGCAGATGCACCTGGCAGGTGCTGCAATTCAGTGAGCGCGGTTCTGAAGGGCTGATCGAGCCCAAGGAGCCGGCGAAGGTCATTTCGCTGCCAGTAGCGAAGCCGTCACCGATCGCTGTTCCAGCCCAACCTATAACGCTCAGCAAGAATCCGCAGCTGGATCACCTGCTTCGCGATGGATTCAGTGGCGCGATCCCACAATCCGGTCTGCGCCCCGAATCGTTCGCGCATCTTCGCGCTGGTGGAGCAGTCCACGGCGGCATCCCAACCCTCAAAATCCGCGCCGACGGTGGCGTGCAGATCGTGGACGGTCGCCATCGCATCACGCTGGCGCGCGAGCGCGGAGACGAAGTGCTCGCAGCGAGAGTGCTCGTCGAGGGCCGGCGCGGCGGAATTAAGCTGGACACCGAGGCTGAGGTGCCGCTCAGACCAGCCGGCATTGGTGAGCAGAAAGTCATCGCGGTAAAGCGCGCCAAGCGCCACCGCTGAACAGGAAACCCCCATGTCGGCAGTCCAATTTCATCCAGTCACCGGTGAGCGCTTGAACCCCGAGGCCGCTCCCGAGAGCGCGCCCGAAACCAGCGCGCCCCCCGTCGAGCCTGCGCCCATCGAGCCGCACGTAGAAAAACCACCGGCCGCTCCCGAGAGCGCGCCCGAAACCAACGTCGCTCCGCACAAGTCGGCGCGCAAGTAACGGAGCCCTCACATGGCAGTTTCAACCGCAGTAGTTCACAGCGTGCAAACGCTCAAGTCCGATTACATCGGTGCCCTTGGCGCGGGCTCCGTGCAGCTCGCTGAAGTGCTGTTCACGATCCCGACCACGGAGACCTACGCGCAGGCCGACAATGGCATTCTGACCGGTGTGGCTGCGCTCATTGCCGCGAGCCGTCGCAACGGCAAGACCGTCAATCTGCTAGGCGTAGCTCCTAGCCAATCGGCGTCGCAGGACTCCGACCGAACGAAGTTCTTTGGCTTGAAGACCGTCGCGATCTCGACCGCCGATGTGACTTTCGAGATCACCGACAACCATGCGACGACTGAACTTGCGGGCGCGGCGATGCCTGCGCAGGACCGTCCGTTCGGTATTGTCGTGGCGTTTTACGAATCCTGATCCGCAAATCGCAGCCGACGCGCACCGCGCGCCGCGTCGACTGCGTAGCTCAGCGCGCAATCTCCAAATCGGCCCTCGCGTCCGTCATCGCGATGTAGGAGACGAATGTCCGGAGTACCCGATCCCGTTCCGCCGGCCTCGCCGGTGAACCCGCCCGCGTCACCCGCTGCGCCGCCGACCCCGGCGCCTGCCCCAGCAGTCCCGGTGAATCTGACGAGTGAGCAGCTCGCTCAGCGCCTCGCCGAGTCCAAGAACAGCGGCATGTCCGCGCTCCTCAGGGAGCTCGGATTCGAGAAAGCGGATGACGCGAAAAGCGCGATCGCCAAGCTCAAGAAGCTCGAAACCGACTCGCTCAGCGAGAAGGAAAAGCTCGAGAAGCGAATCAAAGAGCTCGAGCCGCAGGTCGCCGCAGGCACCACGACTGCTGAGCTGCTGAAGGCCGTCGTCGAGGAGCAGTTCGCCGCTCTGCCAGCGCATGTTCAAGCGGCAATCGACGCCGACGCGAAGGGTGACAGCGCCAAGCGCTTCGCTGCGATGAAGCTCATCAAGGCGGCTTCGGCACCCGATCCGAATGCGCCACCGGTTGTGCCGCCGAAGCCGGCGCCAACGACCGTCGCTACCCCGCCCGCGCCTCCGCCGAGTGGTGGGGCAACCAAGTTCCAAGAGTGGCAGCAGATGAATGGTCGCAGCCCAGTGCTCGGCGACATCTTCTACCAAAACAACAAGACCGAAATCGAACGTACGCGCCCGTCAGTCTGACGCTCGTCGCGCGCCCGGCTCAAACAACGATTTAGCGCTCTCCCGGGCGCGGAAGGAAACCCATCATGGGCCTGATTTCTCGTAGTTCCCTACCTCAAAACTTCCTCGACTCCACGTCGACCGGCATGCGGCTGGTGACTCCCGAGCCCCAATACTTCTTCGCGAAGATGGCGCTCGGGTCGCGCATCAGCTTGGCCGCGCTCAACGCCGGCGTGCCGACTGCGCAGCAATTCGTCTCCATCGCTGGCGGCGGCACCATCCTGGATCCGGGCCTCGACGAAATGGTGCGCGCCTCCGATGCGTACCCCGAGTGCGTGAAGGCGTTCGACGACTTCGGCAAAAACGCCGGCGACACGATCAAGATGTTCCGTGACGTGTACGAGGGCGGCCTCTACACCGAAGCCGGTCGTCTTCTGAGCGAAGACCAAACCATCTCGACCACCGGCCAGAACATTAAGGCCGAGGAAATCGCGGTCGTGCTGAAGGAGTTCTATGGCCCCTCGAACGCCGCCGGGACTGCCGTGGCGCCGTACGCCATCAAGGACTTCGACGCCAAATACCGCCGCAACAAGGAGCAGCTGGCCAGCAAGGTCACTCGCTACCTCGGTCGCGACTACGTGAAGTGGCTCGACTCCGTGGTGCGCGATCGCTTCCGCTGCAACGGCACGAGCGGGAACACCAACGTCACGTTCCCGACGGGCATTGCCAACGCCGCAGCGTTCGCTTCTGGTGGGACCGCATACGTCTCGCTGGAGCAGATCATGGCGGCCCGCAAAGCCATCAGCGACCGCGAGTGGTCGAAGTTCGCGAACGGGCGCTACATGTGCCTCGTCCCCACGAGCTTCAACACTCAGATGCTGGGCGACGTCGACTATCGGGAGCTGTCCAAGTTCCACGACGCGCGACGCAACCTGCTGTACGGGTACGTCGGATCGGTTCAAGACATCGACTTCTTCGAGGTCACCACGCTGGCCACGTACGCGACCACCGGCGCCACCGACACGGCTATCAATGGCTCGACCGTCGGCTCTGGCGTGACCGTGAACGAAGCGCTCTTGTTTGGCCCCGGCGTGGTCGGCATCGGTACGGCCTCGAACGAGCAGACGGGCGCCGTTGGCCCCGAGTGCCGTTGGGCGGACGATACCAACTACGGGACCGTCGCGAAGGTGATCTGGTACGCGCTCCACGCCTTCCAGACGCTCGACACCCGCGGCTGCCAACGCATCTTCTGGCAGACCTGAGCCGTCCGGCTTCCAACCTGAAAACGGAGCAAAGCTAGAATGGCAAGCGGATCACCAAACAAGTCTATCGCGGCACGCGCTGCGGCAATCCTCACCACGGGTGAAGTTGCCGCGACGGCGTTCGACCTCAACGAGGCTTTCGCCTCAGCAGTCACCGTCCAACTCGATTTCACGATTGGATCGCTCACCAATGTGGTGGTGCGTTTCTACGTGAGCATGGACGGAACCAACTACTACCCCGTCAGCGCTGACACGGGCGCGCTGATGACCGAAACGGTCACTGCTACGGCAACGCGCTGTTACTCCCCCGGCAATCTCGCCGGTTGGAAGTACTTCCGCGCTTCCGTCCAGGGCACTGGCACGGTTACGAGCTCGAGCGCCACGCTAACCTACCGCTACCTGCGCCGCGGTACGCAGTAAGGGGTCGCCAATGGCGATGACGGACGCTGAAATCGAGGCTACCCGCTTCCATCTTGGTTACGGCAACCTCGATTTTGGCGCCTATCCCTATACTTCTGACGGTTTCAAGCAGATCTTCCGCGACGTAATAGCGCCGAACTTGACCATCGGTGCGGAGACCACGGCGACCACGAACATTGTGGCCGGCGCGGCAGTAGCCGTGACCCCAGTTTCGATGGATGGCATCGAGGTACAGTCGCGGCTCGTGGTTGATGTCGGCGACATGGCCGAAACGGTCGTGGTCAGTGCGGTTACGGTCTCAGCATTCATAGCCCGCTTTACGCTTGCGCATTCGGGTGGCTATCCAGTGTGCGTCTCGAGCGGGCAGACTCGGCTGAGGCAGCTCTTGCACCAGTGCGAGAAGGCTTGGGATGCGTGCCTGAGCCAAAACATCGGCGGCACAGCGGGCATCAAGAAGGTCGACGAGATCGAGTTCTTCGGCGGCTTCCAGGTCCTCAAGGACCGGCTGTCGCAGTACAAGAACATCGTTCTCCAACTGAGCTCGCTCGTTCGGCTCGAGCCGCAGTGGCTCAACCAAGGCGGCGGGCGTGCTCAGCTTGAGGCGTACTGATGGGGACGCTGCGCGACGCGCTGCTGCCTGCCATCAACTCGATTCGGGCAATACCTGGACTGCTGGGGATCAGGCCCTACACCGTCTCGATCCTCGTTGGCACCTCAACCGGCGCCTATACTGGTCGCGGCGATCGCCTCGTCGAGCAGTTCCCGATCACCGAAGCGGGGGGCCAACCTCCCAAGGTCCGGCAGCTCAACACCGAGGAGCTGGCGCTGGGCAACCTCGGCAAGGGCTCGCTGCGGATCGGGCCAATCACCCCGGACTTCCCGGGTGGCGGCACCTCGATCGAGCGCATCAAGCCATGCGTTGCAGCGGGTCAGACCGTGCACGTGATGGTGACCGGGCCTGAGTATCCGAACGGGGCGCGCTTCCTGATCAAGGACGTGCAGACCGATCACGCCCTGCACTACATGCTGACGGCTGAGCCGGTGAGCGAGATGGGGCCGTGAGTGATTCGCTTGCCATCACTTGGGGCGGGCTCTCCCTACCAGCGACTGCTATCGGAACCGACCTCGCCTCGCTCGACCCAGCACGCGACATTCTGCTCGAGCTTTTCGCCGCGGCGTTGAACAGCGAGTTGCAGGACGCATGGGCGGCAGCCGCAGGCGGAATCGACCTGCTCACGCCCATCCCAGTGGCCCACAAGCTTCCCGCGCTGCCCGACCTTGACACAATGCGGCAAGCAAAAGCCGCCTGGCCAATGCTGGCTGTTGCTCGGTCGATTGAGCCCAACCAAGAAGACGAATTTACGCTCTGGCAGAATCGAATCACCAGCAAGTGGTCGATCGACTACGTGCTCGGCCCGCTCGAGATTGGCGACCAGCTGAAGCTGGGTGACGTCCTCATCGCGGCCGGCAAAATCATCGCTGCCGTGATCCGCAACGGCGGGCACAAGGCCTACGCGGCCACGACCCTCGTCACACCCACCACCGGCGACCCGCTGACCTGCGCGAAGCAAGTGCTTGGCCCAGGAACAGGCTGCTGCGGGTTCTCGACCATCGGGATTTCGTCGTTCATCTGCGGCGCCGCGGCATTCTCGCAAGGCGGACCGAAGTACCACGCTCTGACCATGACGCTGCAGACGACCGAGCTGGACTCGATCTCTGATGCGGACGCCGTGCTGTACACCGGCGCATCAATCGCCTTCGGCGAAGACCTCGACCAGCCGGAGCCGGGTGTGGTGGTCAATCTCGATACTGCGATTCCGCTGCCCGCTGATGGTGGCGGCGAGACCACGCCATGATCACCAACCTCGACGAAGTGCGCCGCGGGCACGAGCGATTTCTCGCCGGCAACGCGCGCCTAATCGGCGAGTCTGAGGAGCTGGCCGGGCGTCACGCGCTCACTTACGTCCAGCTTCATTCAGAGTTCAAGCGCCGCACCGGAAAGCTCCAGGACCGGACGCGCTACCGCGTCATCCGTACCGCGGGCGGCAAGCTTTTGCGCATCAGCAACCCGATGCCCTACGCCGCTTCGATCGATACCGGATCGAAGGCGCACATGATTTACCCGAAGCAGACGTTTTCTGGCGGGCGAATGGTGCGCGGGCAAGTCCTGGCATTTCGCGGGCGCGGCGGAGCCATGGTGTTCGCGCGGCGCGTGAAGCATCCCGGAACACGCCCCTACAAGTTCCTCTACAACGCTACCGACTCTGCGTATCGCGTTCTCGGCCACGAGCTGAACCGCGGCATGACTGAGCTCGCAGCGCGTTTCTGATCTTCGTTCGCTAGCCGTCGAGCGAAGCGCGCTTTCGCGCAGACGGACCTCTCATGCGGCGCAGTCGCGCACGCGAAGGACCACTATGCAGCTCAAGTTTTACGCGAAGCCCGATCACGTCGTGCACCGGCCTGGGCCGAAGATGATCGGCCAAGTGCATCAGTACGTGGGTCGTCGATTCGTGCGCCTCGATGACGAGGAAGGCAAAAAGACCGGCAAAGCTGGCCAACACGTCGCCCTCAAAGAGCCGGCCGTTTTCGATTCCGAAGGCCCGGAGGCGATGCAGCTCCTGCGCTACTGCGCGAAGGGCGGACTCTGGCCTGCCGACGAAGCGACCGCGAGCGCTGCCGGCGTCCCGTTCGCAAAGCTCAAGTTCGACGACGCGCAGGCTGAGTGGATCCCGGATCTGTCGCCCGCGTCTGCCGCCAAGCCTTCTTCCAAATCGGAGTGATCTGAATGTCGATCCAAGGCTATCCGAGCAGCTACCGCGCTCCATTTGCGGCCGTCGAGCTGCGATTCGGGCAGGGGCCGTCAAACGCTCCCAGCGGCCCGCGCACCACGTTTTACTGCGGCCCCAAGACGTCTAGCGGTACCGCCACCGCGAACACGCGCTACACGATTTCGCGCGAATCCGACGCGATCACGCTGTTCGGCGCGGGCTCTCCCGTGCACCGCATGTGTCGCCGCCACCTGATGGCGAACAAGAACGGGGCGATCGCAGCATCGGCACACGCGGCGAGCTCCGGCTCAGGCGTTGCGACCGCGACCGGGACGATCACGGTCACGATGTCGTCGGGCAGCAACCCGACCGCGACTGGCAACGTGACGACCTACGTTTGCGGCGAGTACATCACCACCGCGTTCAACACGTCGGACACGATTGCCACCATCGCGTCGGCGCTCGCTGACCAGATCAACACCAAGACCTGGCTGCCGGTTACCGCTTCGCCCTCGGGCGGCGTGGTTACGCTGACGGCCAAGATCGCCGGCGCCTCGCAAGGCAACGGCACGGTAGGCGTGCTCCGTTTCCGCAGCGCTCCCGACCCGGGTAAGAACGTCGCCGTGGCGACCTCCGGCGCCGCGCTCGGACTCGGCACCGGTGTCGCAGGCGCAGATGGCGCGACGACCGAGGTCTCCGGCCTGACTGCCGCGCTCAATACGATCACGAACATTCGCTACTACTACATGGGGTTCTCGGCTTGGGACTCGGCCTCGCTGGCCATCATCAAGACCCATATCTCCAACAAGAGCGAAGCGAACCCGGGCCTACGCAGCCGCGCATTCACCGGCTACACCGGCACGCTCACGGCGCTGCAAACGCTCGCAATCGCCGCGAACCACGAGCGGCGCCACTTCGTTCACCAAGAGAACAGCGAGTGGGATGTCGCCGATCTGGTGGGCAACGCGGTCGCTGTGCATCAGAAGGCGGAATCTGTGCGCGGCGGATTCGTGCACGACAACTACCGCGACGCCGACTGGATGTGCCCGGCCGTCTACGACACCGCGGATGCGCCGACTGGTACCGAAATCAACGACTCGGTGACGGACGGCATTATCCAGATTGGGTCCGACCAAATCGGCTCGTTCATGGTGATGAGCGTCAACTCGCGGTCGAAAGACGCGACGGGCGCCATCGACGACTTCCGTGCGACCGAGACTCACCGCGTTTCGTTCATGGATGAATTCGGAGACACCGTGTTGCTGCGTCACGTGCAGCAGTACGCGGGCTTCAAGCTGCAAGCCGATCAGAAGCTGGCAGACGGCTCGGTCAATACGAACCAGAAGGTTCCGCCGAAGACCACGACGCCATCGCTCTACAAGCCGTTCGTCGCGAAAATCATCGAGGAGTTCGTGGACGCGGGCGTGCTCCAAGGGCTCGACGATTGGTTGGCGTCGCTCAACGACGCGATCGATCCGAACAACATCTCTCGCAACGAAGCGAGCGCAAGCGGGCGCACCGCCGACATTCTGCATCAGCAGACGTTCGTCTTCTCTGAGACGACCCCGGGCTGAAAGGGATTGCAATGCCTGCTTTAGAAGATCACCTGCGGCTCAAGCTGCTGTTCGATGGTGTATTTCAGGTCAAGCCGTCGACCATCAAAGTCTCGCTCGATTCCGGCGCCCAAGAGGTCGACACCCTCGAAGGGCTCGCTGGCAAAACGCCAGGATCCGGCAAGTGCAAGATCACTGGCACGTGCGCGGTGCCGATCGGCGGTCCTGAGTTCGACTTCTTCACGGCCTGTGTCGAAGGCGGATACCACCAAGCCCAAGTGCCGTTCGGCGTGAAGTCGTATATCGGCAATGGCTGGTTCCAGTCCGCCGAAATCGGCCAGTCGGTGAATCAAAGCACCGAGTTTTCGTTCGAGTGGACCGGCGAATTCAGCAAGCCGAAGTGACGTAGGGCGGCCACGCCGCCGACTGTGAGCGCTCCGTTTTTGAGGCGGACCGAGCGCGCGCGATTGATTGTTTGAGCCTCCGGACTCCCACTCGGGACCGGAGGCTTTCGCCGTTTTTGAGGGACGATGCAGATCGGCAACGCTGACGATCTCGTGCTGGGGCTGCTGAAAGGCGTCCCGAGCGAGCTGTTCAGCTTCAAAAAGGTGCAGCCGGACGGGTCCGTCAAGGACTACCCGATCCGCGTCAAGCTACTTCGGCTCGAGCAGAACCACCAAGTCCTGCGCGACGCGCAGACCTACGCCAAGACTCAGGGCGAGGCGCCGGGGACGTACGGCGACATCTACCGCGAGGCGCAGGCGGTCGAGATGCTGACGCTGGCACTCTGCCGCACCGAAGAGCAGCAGCTGCCCGATGGCACCCGGTACTACCCGCCGCTGTTCACCGACCCGAAGCAACTTCGCGCATCGTTCACGGCGCCCGAGATGGCGCAGTGCTTGAACATGTACGAGCTCGTGAAGGGCAAGTACGGCGCGATCGAGAGCTTCAAAGACGACGAACTTGCGCTCTGGAGAGAGCGGCTCGCGGACCAGCTGCGCGGCCCCTTTTTTTTGTCGCTGCTGGACTCCGGTCACTGGCCACAACTGATCTTCGCCCTGGCGCAGGAGGCGCAGGACTTGAGATCGCGACTCGGACTTCCGCTCTCGACCTCGCCCGATTCTTCCGAATCCGACCCGGCGAGCTCGACTGGCATCACTGGGAGCTTCTCCGAGCTGCCCACCGCGCAGGCGGAAAACGGTGAGCCGCTACCGACCGACCACATCATGACCGCGGAAGAGGCCAAAGAGGCTTCGAAGCGGATCACGAACCCGCAAAAGTGACCTTTGGATCTCAGGTACGATATCACCGTCACGGGTGAGCAAAACATCCGGCGGGCATTCCGCGGTGTCGAGGCGGAGGTAGCCGCTGCTGGCAAGCGCGCGGCCGTCAAAGCCGACAAGATGCCCGGTGGCGCCACTGCGCGTCGCGTGACCGAGCGCGAGACGATCGCGGCGCAGCGGAAGATCGAGCGCGAAGCCATCGCGGCGCAGCGGCGCATCGCCAAGGAAGAGGCGGCGGCTACCAAGAAAACCGAGCGCGAAAAGCTCGCGGCAGAGCGCAAGGTTTGGCAGGAGAAGGCCGACAACGCGCGCCGGCTCGCCCAGATCGAGGTCCAGGAGAACCAAAAGGCGCAGCAGAAAATCAAGGCCGACACCAAGGCCTCGAAAGCTTCCTGGACCAAGACCGGCCAAAGCGTTGCCCGTGGCGTTGGCAGCAGCGTCATGAACACGGCGCGCGGCATCGCCACGATCGGCGGCACCATCCTCGGCGCGGTCGGGGCGATGGGAGCTGGCGAGGCGGTCTCGCAGGAGATCGGGATCGACCAGCGGATCCGCCAGGTCTCGGCGAACGCTCGGCAGTCGGGCGAAGTGGCCACCGACCCGCGCGCGCTGCGCAATACGGTACGGCAGACGGCGCTATCCACCGGCGCTTCGGAGTCTGGCCTCGTCGGTGCCGTCGAGACCTATACGGCGCGTACCGGCGACATCAAGACGGCCACGGAGAACCTTCGGACGTTCGCTACCGTCGCGATGGCCACCGGCGCCAGCGTCGAGGATGTGGCCAGCACCGCCGCGGACCTCGCGCAGAAATTCAACATCACCAAGCCCAAGGAGATGGCGGACGCATTCGCGGTCCTCGCCTTCCAGGGCAAGCGCGGCGCCTTCGAGCTCCGCGACATGGCCAACAGCTTCCCCGAGATGGCGGCAGCGGCCCAGCGCGCGGGCATGACCGGCGTGGGCGGCATGAAGACTCTCGGCGGGCTGGCTCAGCTGGCGCGCACATCGACCGGTGGCGGCGCGGAAGCGTCGACCGCTGTTCAGATGATGATGACGCAGATGATTGCCAGCGCTGGCGATCTGAAGAGCGGCAAAGCGCTCGGCGGTAAGCAGGTCAACGTGTTCGAAGGCGGAGACGCCACCAAGAGCGCGCGCGACATCCGCCAAGTGCTCGCGGAAATCATCTCGAAGTCACACGGCAACCTGACGCAGCTCGGGAACCTATTCGATGTGCGCGGCGTGCGCGCAGCATCCCCGCTCATCAGCGCATACCGAAGCGCCGCAGACTCAACGAAGGGCACGGCGGCGGAGAAGGAAGCGGCCGGCAAAGCCGCCGTCCTCAAGACCATCTCCGACGCTTCCGACGCGGCAGCCTACTTCACCGAGGTCGAGCGGGATGCAGCCGACGTTGCCAAGTCCGACGCGGTAAAGCTCGAGAAAATCAATACGCGGCTGCGCGAAGCATTCTCGTCCAGCCTGCTCCCGGCAATCGAGCGGATGATGCCCGAGTTCGAGGCGCTCATTCCGAAGATCGCATCGGTCACCGAGTCTTTCGCTGGGATAGCGACCTGGGCGGCTAGCAATCCGCTGTCTGGGATCGGTGTCGCGCTAACCGCCGCCGTCGTGAAAGACATCGGCTCGGCCCTCATCGGTCAAGCCATTACCAAGGCACTAGCGACGAGCGTTGGCATGGGCGGCGGCATCGTGATCGGTACTGCGGCCGTGACGGCCGGCATTCTGAACATGATCCAGGCCTCGAAAGAGGTCGATGCGGGTCGGCGCGCCAGCGCGATGGCGCAGAACTCGGAAGAAATTCGCACTCAGGCGGCGCAGGAGCTCGGGACAACCGGGCGCCTATCACCGGAAACGCGCTCGCGGCTAGAGAAGCTTCGGGAGCGTGAACAGAAGCGCCTGAGCGACGAAGGCGATCCGCTCGCAGGAGTCAGCACAGGTCGCGCTGTACTGAATACGTACACGGGCGGCCTGCTTGGACCGACCATGTTCGACGATCGGCACATCCAAAAGACCGTCGACCGCAGCCAGGCCTATGGGGACGATATCGTCAAAGGCAAAGCCGAAGCCGAGAAGTTCCTGATCATGGACGACGCGGCCAAGCAGCTCGGGATCGCCGCGACCAAGATCTCAGGAGCCGCCGACAAAATTGCCGCGAACAGCCCGGCTCGCAACAGCCCAATTGTCTCCAGAAATTAGCTGTGACCGACGTACTCATTCAGATGCAGCGCACGGCGTGGCGCTTCATCGAGTTCCCGATCACCGCGCGCAAATACGGGTTTCAGCAGGAGCAGGCGCGCCACCGGTACATTTTCCGCGACCAGCAGCTGATTGAGTCGCTCGGTACCGAGAACCCGACTTACCGCTACACGATCCCATTCCGCGAGGACATCGCCAAGGGGCCGTACAAGCACCTGTTCACCGAGGTCTATCCCGAGTTCTTGGCGGCATGCCTGGACCGCACGCGCGGCGTGCTCTCGGACCCGGTGCACGGCGACGTGAACTGCAAGCTCGTTTCACTGGCCGAAGACCTCGACGTCAATAAGCGCGACGGCATCGACGTTGAAGCGGAGTGGATCATTGCCCCGCTCGAGTCCGAGATCGCTAACGACCTCGGCACGCAAATCAAGACGTTGCAGGGCGCGGCGGACGACGCGCGGCGGCTCGATGACGAGATCAAAAAGGTCGACTGGCGACAACTGCCTCCGCCAGAGCCGACGGTCAGCCCGCTCGATTTCGTGAGCGGCATCGGCAATCAGATCGAGGTAGCTGGCGGCAAGGTGACCGCGGCGCTCGCTGATACGGCTTTTCGGCTCGAGAAGACCGTCGACACGATCGACCGGCTCAAGAACCCCGACACGGCCCAACTGCGAGCGCAGGCTCGCCGGCTTCAAGCGGCGATCTTCCGCATGGAAGACAGCACCGATGTGACTGGGGTTCACCCGCTCACGCGCACGACCACAACCGCGAACAAGTCGCTGTCGGCCATGGCGGCGTCGATGGGCATGACCGTTCAGCAGTTCATCCGCGAGAACCCCAGGCTCGCGCGGTCGCCCCTCGTGCCAGCGGGCACGCCCATTCGCCGCTACGTCGATACTGCGCTGCCTCCCAAGAAGTGACCCGTGGCCGTCGATCCGCAAGAAGACGGCTTGACCGTCACGCTCGAAGCCAGCGGCAAGGTTTACAAGTCCGGCCAGGGCATCGAGGAATATCGAATCAACAGCTCCTGGCTCACGCCCACCGACGGCTGGAGCTTCACGGTTTACGACAACGAGAACCCGGCAGCGCTCCGCACGATCTTCCGCCCCTGGCAGCCCATCAAGCTTGAGATCAACGGGCAGCAGCAGATCTTAGGGCGCATCGACAGGATCGAAAGCGCGGGCGAGAGCGGCGCGGCGCTGACGGTTTCCGGCCGGGATTACCTGGCTGATGCGGTAGACGGCACCGTCGACCCGGCGATCCAAATCAAGAAAGAGATGGATCTCGGCGCGGCGATGCTCGAGATTTTTCGCCCCTTCGGCATCGTCACAATTCTTGGTGAGTACAACCTCACGCGCAACATCCTGACGGGTGTCTCGGCGCTCCGTGGCAAGCCGCGGAAGAACTTCAAAGCCGCGCATCCGGACGAGTTCAAGCCCGAAGAAAACCAGGGCGTGTTCCAGTTCGCGGAGAAGATCGTGGCCCGTCACGGGTTTTCGATTCAGCCGGCGGACAACCGCGGAACGATCGGCGTCTTCGAACCTCACGACCTGCAAGACCCGCAGTACGAGCTATCGCGGCCGGGCAACATCATCGCCAACCCGCCGCCACGGGCGACGCGCGACTACACCGATGTGCCCACCGTCACGATTGCGCGCGGGCGCGCAGGCGACCCGAACACCGACGTGAAGGGCACGCGCCACGAGTTCGCGACGTTCGGTACAGACACGCTCAATCCGATCACCAAGATCCCGGAGATCCGGCAAGTCATTTTCCCGGACAACGGCGTCGGCAGCCTGATTCGCGAGCAGCGGTTCGACCTGAAGAAGCCCGATCCGACGCTCTACGCATTCTCGCCGCCCGTCTATAAGCCGCTGTTCTACCAGGACAAGGACTCCAAGACTCAAGAGCAGCTGGAGTACGGGCTGAAGAAGATGGTCGCGGAGCGGCTGAAGAAGACGCTCGACTACACGTGCGCAGTGCGCGGCCATGCCGACCCGAAAAGCGGCGCGCTCTGGGCGATCAACACGGTCGCTCACGTGGTCGACGAGATCGAGCAAATCAACGAGCGCCTCTGGCTCTA